AAGCGATGCTAACGCTACTGGTGAAATTGCAGCTGGTATGATTGTAATGGTAACTGAAGGTACGCTTTGGGCAGATACTTCTTGGAAATTGGTGACAAATGACCCTATAGTTGTTGGTACTACTGGACTACAATTTTTATTAAATACTGGCAATAGCATCAGCGTTATCAACGCAAATGGTACTCCAGTAATAGCCAGCGGTGTTAGCTCAACAGTTAATTTTACTTCCGGTAATAATTTATTAATAACTGGCAATAATACATCAGAAACTATTACTTTTGCAGTTTCAAATAATCCAAGTTTTACTGGAAACATTGTCGGAGCATCATTTACCACAACTGGAACGGGCGGTAATATAACCGGCGCAAATGTTGTGCTGGCCAACGTAGTCAGTGCAACAGGCAATGTATATGCGGGTAATATTATTACAACTGGGGCAATTACATCAGGCACATTTTCTGGAAATTTGGTTCCATCAGTTGATAATGCTTATATTTTAGGCAATGCTACTAATCGTTGGGCTAATTTATGGCTGGGACCAGGTACACTTTATATCACTGATTCTGCCAATGTTGCCAATGTAGCTGAATTAACTGTTAAAAATGGTATACTGCAAGTTAACGGTGCTACTGGTCTTACTGCTAACTTGATATCTGGTAACAGCACAATAACTTTAGCCAATTCAGGAAATATCACATTAAACGCTGCTGGATCAGGAAATACAATGGTTGTTAGCTCATTCGGAACAGCAATTCAGGGCAACTTATCAGTATCGGGTAATGTTACAGCAGCTGGCGCTAATACACAAGTACAATTTAACAACAGCGGTAACTTAGCTGCTACATCGGCATTTACATTTAATACTGTTGGCAATGTATTAAGCGTAACTGGTAACGTGGCAGCTGCCAATGTAAGTGCAAGCGGAAATGTGTATATCGCCGGTGACTTATCAGTAGCAGGAAATATTAACTTTGTTCCCGGGACCTATGGAAGTTTTGCTAACATTACCGCCATAACGGCATCGGCTGATAATACCGCTTATCCTATATTATTATCAACAGCACTTGCCAATTCTGGTGTTTCGTTAGGTAGTGGCACAAGTAACAGTAGAGTAATAATCAGCAAAGCTGGCACCTACAGAGTACAATACGATGTTGGGTATACAGTAAGTGGAGGCACGCCTGTGGGATATTTCTGGTTAAGGAAAAATGGAGCAGATATTCCCTATAGTCAGACCAGCGTTGCAGGCACAAATAACACAATTATACAACTTACTGGAGATTTTATTGTTACAGCAGCAGCAAATGACTATATTGAACTGTATTGGGCAACAGCTAATCACAATCAAGCTTCATTAGCATACACAGCGGCTCAAACTACTCCATTTGCTATGCCAGCCAGTCCATCAGTAATTGTGACAGTAACACCAGTAAGCGTATATTAGAGGAATTTATGGAAGCAAGATATAGACAAGATTATTCAGGTGAATTTGTAATCACTCATTCAAAATGGGCTGGTGGCAAAAAACAAGAAACACGCGAGTGGATTGAAAATCCCATTGATAACCAACACTTGTCAGGTCGTGCGGCTGTTATAGGCAGCAGTGATGATAGAGATAGATTTGATTATCGAAGATTGGAAAAACATCGTGGCGGACTGCTAAGTAGTTTGAAATTACAAACGTATGGTACTGCTAAAATTGCACTCGAAATGCGCTTAGATTTTGCAGTTGATATTGACTTTGACAATTTACAACCGTTAATTGATAACAAATACGTAGAAAACAATATTGTGTACACTAGTTCTAAAAATTGTATACGAAATCCTGGTGAATTTTATTTAATTCCATTAAATCCACACCTATGTACTGAAGTATTGCCAATTTATCTAGCAGCGTTTGATGGACATACAGAAATTTATTTACATGGGTATAGTAAAGAAAGTCCAATTCTACATCAAAGTTGGATAATACAAGTTACTAATATTATAAATGCATATTCAAATATTAAATTTTTTATTGTAGGTAACGAATTTAATATGCCTGATGAATGGTTAGAATGTAGCAATACCAAAGTAATGGATTTTAGAGATTTTATAACTTATTGCGATGTTTGAAGTTGTTGTTGTATAACTGCTATTTTTTCACGTACTGCTTCAAAATTTATTGTTGACCACAATCCCGGATGTAATGGTTTAGGCCAAGTGCCTGAATCAATCCAAGCATATCCCAAATGCTCATTATTGAGTGTAGGTTTGAATTCATCAAACACCACACAAAAAAATGTATTGTAAACAAATCCATTATCAGCTGATGTAAATTTCTCTAACGGCATAAGTTTAATATAATCTGGCATGCCACCTAATTCTTCTTCACATTCTCGAACCATTGCAGCCATAATGCTTTCCCCTGATTCGATTTTACCTCCCGCCAAACCCCATGAGTCAGGATGCTTAGAATCATTCCTAAGCAAGTATAGATAACGATTTGTTGTTTGACTATAAAACCAAACGCCCACTGCTGAAATTGTATTATTCATTAAATGATAAGAGCCCATTGCCCACCTGGATATAGGCCTTGGAATGATTTAATCCAGTTATAACCGGTCCATTTGTACTGTATTTCTGTAACAATATTAGTAACATATTGTGTATTTACAACAGAAGAATCAGAGTTAAAAGAAATTATCCAACGACTTCCGTCATATTCTATAATATCATTAACATGTGCAACTAAAATCTCCCCTGCTGTTCCGGCCCATGCTTGTGCATATCCATTGTCACTGCCTGTAGATTCTGTTAACAAATAACGTTGTCCTATAGTAGCAACAGGTAATCCCTCGCCGGGCCCACTAACTAAAGGATTGATAACTGAATTAACTGGCGACATGGTATTAGACGGAATTGAATCTTCCATTACTGAAAATAATAAAAATTGGTCATTTGTTGGATCATAACTTACTGTTCCGTAAACCTGGCTACCATCTTCTTGAGTTAATGCTATTAGACTAATACCCGGACGTAATGTTCCATACATATTAACAACTGGTGTCCACAAAATATCGCTAGGTTCTACAGCATTTGGCGGAGGCAGTTGATTATTATTTTCGTCGACTACAGCTGAACGTGCTAAAATTTGTAATTTATTGCCAATTAATACAACTTGATATCCATATGGGGTAATATACTGTCGAGTGCCTAATAATAAATCATTATTAGCAATCGCATTAACTAAATCTCCCGATCCGTCGTAAATAGATGCAATGATAGTTTCCACTACTCCTAATTTTTTAACTTTAGCAGGTAATGATAGCCAAACTGGCAGAGCAAATTTGATAGTAGAAATGTCGATTGGATCTTCTGAGCCCATTGGAATTGATTTACTACTCCATCCTGTGCTAACCAATTCTACAATACTTAAACTAGTCCAATCTAAAAAATTGTCTGTATTTTGTATTTCTAAACTGGGATTAAACAATGGTAAAATTTGCTCAAGTAATTGCATTTTTTGATTGGTATTAGATGTCCAAATATCTAAATTAATTGACAATTTATACGGGGCTGGCATATAACGCTCAACCATAAACGCATTGCCTTGCGTAGTTTCATAAGTTCTTGTATTTTGATCGTATTCTCTTTGTCGAATAGATTTGTTATCAACATACGTGGGATTTTGCATACGTGGTCGATCAAAATCTAATCCAGTTATATAAAATGTCATTAATGGTGTTGACGGCATATTACTGGCGCTATTTTCTTGCAAAATGGTTTGAACTTGACGAGTACTATCTCCATATCTTACCGGCACACGATATAATGTATCGCCTGTACCAGGTGCGCCAGCTTCGTTACGCCCAAATTCTACTTGGAATCCGGAAAACATACGAGCGAATTGTGTTAGGTAACGGCGCAATTGTCCGTCATAGAAATAACTTTGCATTATCGTCCTGGGGGTCTTGGGTTAGGTGGTAAATTTCCACCTTCGTTACCATTATCAGCTTGCGGTTTAAGCAGCTCAGATAATGATTGACGCGATGGTATATTGCCTTGATCACTAGTTGATACAGTATATGGATTATTAACAAAAGAACTACGTTGTGTAAGATTTTGTGTGCCCCAATCTAATGGAGTACGTACATCGTCACTGATGGCAATCCAATTACTACCGTTGAAACGAAACAGCCTATTAGGGAAATAATCTAATCGCAAGCAATAGTCGCCAGATGCAGGCCCAAGCGGAAAACTAACACCGGGCGTAACTGGTAATCCGTTCGGAGCTAATTTATCTCCAGTTAAGTATCCCATAG